AAGCTCATCGTCCGGCCACAGGTAAGGGCGAACCTTGTCCTGCGACCGGATACGGAACAAATCAATGAGGCTGCGCAGGATCATGGCTTAATCCGTGCCGAACTGGTCGAACAGGCCAGTAACCTGCGTGCGCAGATCAGCCACGCTACGGCGCTTGTCGAGGTCAGCCGAGAAATGAACCTTCGCGTAGTTCACCAAGGCGTCCTTGGTCATTGTGGCGATGGTGTCGCGGGTAGCCTGGGCGTCTTCCTCGCCCTTATCCTGGGAATCTTTCTTGCCGGTGTCGGGTTCCTTCTCCACGACATCGCCAGCGGCGGCCACATCGCCACGCTCATAGACGGACGGATGGCGCAGCATCTTCAATGCGCATTCATCAGGGACCGGCAGCGTTTGACCTTGCTCGAAGGTCAGTTCAGAGCCACACGCGCCGTCACGATAGACGGGGCGATGGCCGATATACTTGATGGGGATCATGTTGGTACTCCGAATGGGACAAGGGCCAGCTTTCGCCGGCCCTTTGGTTGATTACATCGGACCTTGCAGGATGCCTTCGACGATGACATCAGCAATGCCAACAGCCGAGTCAGCGGCGCCCTTGCGGGTCAGCACCAGATAGGCGTCCTTCGGCAGACGAACCGGCGCCTTGGCAGCGGTTGCCCGGGTGCGACCAGTCGCGGCAGTGTTCAGGGCCGCGAAGAAGTAGGCCGCGTCCTGCGGAACAGCAGACGAATCGGCGCCATCGACGTAGAGGAAACCGATGTCGGCCGTGGTCGTAGCCGCGAAGGCGTCGGACACGATGGCCAGGGCATCATGCAGTTCGAGGCCAGCCGGCAGCACGCCGAGGCGCACCACGTCATTGACCTGTACGGCAGTTGCCTGATCGGAATCGACCAGCACGCCGGAGGCGTTGGTCGTGTAGTTGAACGCCTGGGCAAACTTGTTGCCGTAGGGCGAGGTGAATTGTTGCGCCTTGGTGATGCGCTTCTTGGTGACATTTGCCATTTTGAATCTCCTTCTTGATCAGAAGGGGCCGAGGCGGACCCCGGCCCGCTCGATTAGGTCAAGGCCACAGCGGTATCGATGGCCATCACACCGAAATCGGTGTATTCCTTGGCATCGCCGTGGTCGATCTGGAACTGGATCTTCGAGCAGCCGGCGATCATGCCGAGCAGGATTTCCAGCTTGTCGCCGTGGTCCAGTTCCTTCTCGCTCCAGAAGTACGGATTCCCGGTTTGACGGGCCTTGCCGTAGGCTTCTGCCAGCGCCTGGCCACCGAGCAGCAGCGCACGGTCGACGGCGTAGCTGGTGCCGAAAGCGGCCGGCACCAGATCGGTGGAGGTTTCCGTGTTGCTGGTCTTCGAGGCGCACCATTTCAGCGCGTTGCCAGCGTAGAAGCGGATCGGCTTCGGCATCTTGACGATCAGGATGCCGTTCCACAGGCCGGCTTCACCCATGAACAACGGGTTCTGCTTGGCCATGTTGGCGCGGGCCATGGCGTTGGCCTGGAAGGTGCGGAAGTTGGTCGAACGAACCAGGGAGGTGTATTGCTCGGACGAGCAGAGCAACACGCGCATCGGTGCGTCCTGGCTCATCTGGTCGCCCTCGAAGCGAACCGGCGGCGGCGGCAGCGGCATCGAATCCAGCTTGGTGCGCAGGGCATCCACCAGATCGATGTTCATCACGTCGGTCGTTGCGATGGAGATTTCGTTACCGGCGGCGGCGATCTGCTCAATGCCCGAGCCGGTCGACATGAAGTGACGGTTACGGGTCGGCGCCTTGATGGTATTCACGCAAATGTCGGCGAAGTCCGGATCGGACGCCAGCGGAACAGCCCATTCAATATCATTGGCGAAACCACGTGCACCGGCCAGATGAACCAGCTTCAACTGATCTTCCAGACGGGTCATGTAGTTCTGACCAAGGGCGCGGGCCAGGCTGCGCAGTTGGTGCGGGGTACGCTTCTGGGTCATCGTGCCGCCGGCCGAGATCGGCTTGCGGGTTTGATTGACGCGCAGGGAGTCTTGCGAGAAGTCCATGCGGTCGCCCTTGCCCTCGGCGTAGCGCTCGCCCATGATCGGCTTGCCGCCAATCGGGTTGATCAGGTCGAAAGTGACCTCATCGCCGGCGCCTTTGGCCAGGTCCATACAACGGACGATCGGCATTTCGTTGCCGGACTGGAAGCGCAGGCTACCTTCGGCATCGGACTGTTGCGGCAGCTTGCCGGTCAGTCGGTTGAGCGTGGTGGGTCGCTGCATGGAAGCAGCGAACAAACCCGCAGATTGAACCTGTACGGCTTGCGGGGCGCCGTAGGGGATGACGGTATCAGCCATGGTGTTTCTCCTGAAGTTGGAATGCGCGCCTCACGGCGGGCGGTAAAAACTAAATCACGCGATTGACGATCTTTTCGATTTCCTCCGGGCTCTTGCCCAGGAAACGATTGATCAGAGACAGGCCGCTATCGCTCCGGATCGCCTCGCCCTCGTCGTGATGCACGGCAGCGCCGGCAGGGACTTGGGAAAGACTGGTCGGCACGGTGGCCTTGGCTTTGGAAACCGCCTCCGCAGCCTTGGCGGCCACATCGACGGGATCGGGGTTCTTGGTCGTAACACCCTTGTCGAACAGGGGAGCCACCTTGCCAACTGCCTTTTCGACGGCATCGGCAAACGACATGCCCTGTTGCATCAGGCGGTCGCGCTCGGCGACAACCAGATCAATGGCGTCCGTGTTGGTGGCCGGGCCTTGCGGATTCAGGAAGGGATACTTCTCGACCAGCACGGCGGCGCGCGTTTTCGCATCCGTCATCGCCGATGCCTGAGCATCCTTGGCTGCCTTCTCCGCTTCGCGGCTTTCCATCACGGCCAGGGCGGCTTGTGTAGCCTGCGCCTGCTGAATGCCGATGATCTTCATGCTCAGTTGGTGGGCAGCATCCGTATCGCCGGTGAACAGCGCCTCGTCACGCTCCTTGACCAGAGCAGCAAGCGCCTCATCGGGCGCCGGTTCGGTCACTGCGGGGGCTGCCTGGGCGGGCTCGGCTTGTGGCTTCACCTCCTTGGCTGCTTGCAGTTCATGAACCTGTTGCTCAAGCTGGCGGGCGCGCTCTCGGGCTGCTTCCAGTTCGGAGAACGGAATCGTGTGCTGACCATCCTTGGCCAACACGACGGGCTCAACAACATCGGTAGGGGCTGACTTCTCGGGCTCGACGGCCACGGCGGCGGGCGGTTCGCCGTTTTCCTCTGCCTTGGGCTCCGGATCAACCGGGCCGGCTTTGGTTTCGCCCTCAAGAACACCGCCGGAAACCAGCAGCGCCTTATCTTCGTCGCTCAATGCGTTGAACGCATCGGCATCATCCAAGAAATCATCAATGGTACGACCTGACATTTCGCGCTCCATCTTCGGGATTGGCATCGCTTACCAGCGGGGCCAAGCCGATCACTTATCGCCGTGACGCGGTATGTGAGCGGTTAAAACAATGCTTCCCTCTTTCGGGGGAAGCTCCGGCTGCGGGAACAAATTGCTTCACAGCAATGAATCAAAGTTTATCACTTTGGAAAAAAGTCAAACGTCTTTTTATTCAACGACGCACCAATCCTCGGCCAGCATGTCGGTCTGCGATGCCAGCCAGCCCATCAGGATCTTGTCGTCTGCCGTCTTCATGGTGATGCACGGCAGCACGATCGCGCTCTGTTCTTCCTGGGCGGCGGCGAAATTGGCGTTGTTCGTCGACCAGAAATCGGACCAATGAACCAGGCTTCCGCCGCCATGGCCGGACAGCGACAGCCACATGCCTTTGCCGTTCCAGCCGATGCGCGCAACCTTCTTGCCGGACTTCAGCGCCTCGATGGCCATGCCAAAGGTCATGTTCTGCACCGGGCGGTAGGCGCGCTCGAAGACATCCTTCGGCGACCAACTGATGTAGCCGGCGAAATCCGGATGGTTCGGCTTGCCACCATCAACGTACTCGACCAGATAGCCTTCATCATCCGGATTCTCGTCGGCCGGCACTTTCCAGTCGCGCAGTTCGTTGTACTCCTCGCGGGTCATCGCCGTAGCGTTGATCAGCTTTACACCGATATAGCGCATCATCGGCAAGCCTCTTCGGCTGCGTGAATGGCGCTGCGCAGTTCGTAGCCCATCAGCGGCCACAGTTCGTCCTTGGAGTTGCCGATGGCCACCTCCTCGCCGATCTCGGCATTGTCGTTCGCGCTCGATACTGAACAGGACGGCTTCCCGACAACAGCGAAGCCATTGCGCGTAGTCAGAATAGCCCAGCGCAGAACCTGCCCTGTCTTGGAAACGTGCTTGACGATTTCCGTATCAACGATGTTCGCCTCGATGTCAGACGGCTTTATGCGCGGCGCCGTCAGACCTTTGGCCTGGATTTCCTGTTCGATTGCTTGGTCAGTCATTTGGATTTACTCCGATGTTGTGCTGCTGGTTGAAAAATCATTGGCCGCCTTCGATCCCCGCATCAATGCCGGTGGCCGGATTGAGCGGGGTCAGCGGATTGGTATTGCGGCGAATGCCGAGCGCTTGCCGCGACGTTCTCGGGTTCTCGCGTTGGATCGCCTGAACTTGCGTCGGGTCCAGTTGCACCGGGCGCCCTTCCATGGCGGGCATGGCGCCAGCCACAGGAACCGGGGCGGCCGGCATGATCGTGCCGCCGTTGGCGTCCTCGAAGCCGTCAGACTGCAACAGGATGTCGGCCAGCGGCGCCGTCTGCGGAATGGCCGTGATCGTCTGGGCGGTCTGGATCGCGCCGAACTGCGCCTCGACGTTCTTGTTGACCGACTCGGCCTTGGTCTTCTTGGTCTGCGCCTCGATCAGCGGTGCCTTCATATCCAGTTCGCGGTTCTTCAGGTCGATGTTCGCCTTCAGCAGCGCCTGGGCAACCGCATCCTCGATCTGCTGCTGGATCTGCTCGGGCGTCGGCGCGTTGCCAAGTGCCTTGATCGCCTTCACGATGTCCTGCTTGTTCGGAACATCCATCAGGCTGAACAAGTGCGGCATCATCACCTTCTGGTATTCCGGTGGCGCCGACTTGAACGCCTCGCTCATTGCGGCCAGTTGCTGCGTCCGGAAGTTCGGCGTACTCGGCACGTCGGCCAGCGTCACCTTCAGTTTTGTGCGCTCAACGTTGTTGTCGAGGTAGCGAACGCCGGTTGCCTCGTCGACCATCGGCACATTCAATTCAACGATTCGGTCATCCTTCAGCGCCTGGCCGTCGATGAACACCGTTTCCCGCTTGCCAATCATGTCCTCGATGATCAGCGACAGCAGCAGATCGCCCACGGCCTGCCGGGAATCCTTGAAGTTGTCGTTGATGTCGGCCAGCATCTGGTTGCTCTGCTCCAGCAAACCGGCATTGGCCACGCCTGAATTGCCCTGCGCCGAGCCCATGAAAGCATCGTTGATGCCGCCAGTGCGCTTGATCCCCTCGCGTGCATCAACCAGGCGGTCATACTGCTGGCGGTTCAGCTCGAAGTCGCGCTCGACCTTGAACGTCGCGCCCGCTTGGCTCATATGCTCCGCATCCAGAATGATGTCGGCGTCGGGCCGCCCAACTTCGTCGCGGAAGACAGCATCGCTATCCTTCACGGCGCCTTCGGTGCGCGTCGTGCGCGTGGCGGCCAAGCCCCATTGCATCCGGGCAATACGGGCGTTCACCTCGTCTTGCAGGTAGATCATGCCGCGAATCAGGCCATACGGCACGCCGGTACGGTCTTCGCGCTTGCCCCAGAACGGCACATAGGGGAATTTGTTGTGCTTGTACGGGCTCGGCTTGTCGCTCAGTCGGTGCGGCCCCATGTACCAGGCCAGCCGGACCTTGCCCATGATGACCTGCGATACCTTGACCATGCCCAGCGCAATCGCCTGGTCGTGCATGATGCTGGTCGGGTCATACTCAACCACGCGGCCATCGGGCGCCGTGATGACCGTCACGCTCTCCCACTTCCGATACCAGACTTCAAACAGGCAGACGCGTTTGTTGTGGGCATCGCGCCATTGCTGTTCTTCAATCGACCAGCCGCGCTCATCGATCCACGAACTGGCCAGGTCGGTCATCTTCCCGCCATCCATGCCCAGCATGCCCGGGTCGAACTGCGTCCAGCCAGAACCGGAATGCTCGATCAGTTCGGCCTTGTCCTTGAACATCAGCGCCGCCTTGTCGCGCTCCATCCACTTGCGGCGGATCAGATAGCGCGCATCGCTCATATCCGGCTTGGCCAGCCAGTCGTACCAGATTTCGTTACGGTGGATCTCGTTGCAAGTGTAGGGATACTCGAACGGGTTCTGGTTGCGCGCCACCTCAACCCAATCAAGCCCTACCTTGATCTGTCCGGCGTAGGCTGCCGAGCATGCGGCGTCGGCCTTGGAATGGCGCTCGGCCTGGTTCAGCCGATAGTTCAGTGCCTCGGCAACGTCGTCGTTCTTTTTGTCGCCATCAGGGATCACGCGCCAATCGGTGCGCGTCTTGGCTTCCATGCCAAGAACGGAATCGATGGTCGGCCCGATCAACGGCTCGATGGCCGGAGGTAAGCCACGCTCCCGAGCCCGGCGCATTACCTCGGAATCCAGTTGATTGCCGTCGTAGTAGTCGCATTCACGGTCAGCCTTGACGCGCCAGGCCGGCTGCTGCTCGCATTCCGTCACCCATTGCGTGAAGGTCAGCAGATCAAGCCCTTGGCTTTCCTCGCCTTCCAGCTTCTCTTCAGCGCGGTTCTCGTACTCCTGGCCTGCCATCCCGGCGGTCATTGGATTCATGGTATTGCTCCTTATGTTCGCCAATCTGGCGCTTCACGTCTGCGGCTGGTTTGTTCGATGACTGGTTTTGGGTTAAACCCCTGCGCGAACTGACGAAGGGCGTCGGCAGCTTCTGAATGAATATCGTGGCGCGGCCGATCACTCCATGTGCCAAGCCTGGAATTCCACTCCTTGCGGTATTGCGCAACGTGCGCCAAGCCTTCCTTGCATCCGGATTCGTCGAACGTGCATTGCGAGAACACGCTGCGCAAAGACTGGATGCCGTGATTCACATCCTCGACACGCGGCACGATCAGCCACTTGCCGCCAATCTGGAACTTCCTAAGCATGTCGATAGGCGACTGAACCTTGTCGCCCTGCTGGCGCTTGTGATCGCCGTCATGCGGCAGGTAGTGCGACCCCCACACATAGCCCATGGCCTGCATCTGGTTGATGAAGAAGCTATACGGCTCTCCCCAGCCCTCGACGAACTTGATAAATCGGTTCTCGGCACCAATCCGCTGGTGAAACCAGATGGCCGTGCCGTCAGAGTTGCCGATGTCCCAAAAGGTATTCACCGGGATACCTTCGGCGTGCGGGAACAATCCGATGCGGCCACTCTTGCGCGCAGTTGCAAGCTGCGTGGCGTAATACGTCCCTTCGGTCGACTGCTGGAATGCTTCCTTTGGGGTGCTTGGGTATTCCTGCCACATTTTCTCGGGGTCGCCCGAGAAATCGGCATCGCGGGTGGCGACGTACCAATTGCGCTGCTCATCATCCAGCACGCAATTCATGGCGGCCTCGATGATCCCGAAATACTCGCGGTCCTTCTCGGTGATCACAACGCCGGCGCCGCTCATCCGATAGCCAGGCTCCTGCCACCACGGATAGAAATGGAAGCGATAATCGCGCTGCGAAAGGTCTTCGCCCTTCTCTGCCAACGCCATGGCGCGCTGGCACATCGAATAGAACTCGCCATCCTGGCCCTCGGCGGTCGATTCAATGATGGCAATGCCATCCAGCGGCACGGCAGGCAGCGAGCCGGTGACAACCTCGTTGGCCTTGTCCGGAAACTTCGCGCCAATCTTCCCGAACTCCGACACATGCAGTCGGTGAATCGTGCCGGAGCGCATCGACGTGGCCACACGGATCGAACTGTTGTTGTGGCCGAACAGCAATTCGCTCTTGTTCTCGGTAGCCAGCGGCATTGCATCGCGCAGGATCTGCGGCAAACGCTCATAGGCCAGCTTCACCTTGTCGCGGAAGATCACCTCGGCGGCCTCGCGGTCCTGGGCGATGATCCCGCAACGCTGGTCATCATTGAACAGCGCGTGATCCAGCCACATGATGGCTATCAGCGTCGTGAAGCCAAGCTGGCGGGCCTTCAGGATCAGATTGCGATGCCACAGCCGTTTGATCAGCCGACGTTGCGCACGGTTCGGCACGAACGGAATGACCGAGCCAGAGCCATCATCCGACTTGACCATGATCTTGTAGAGCGCACCAGAACACAGGCGCCACATCGGATCAGCCAGGTTGCGCAGAAGCTCCGCTTCATCGGGAGTCTTCGGAACGAACAGGTTATTCGTCGTCGCCATCATCGACGTGCTTGGCAATCGGCAGAGCCGAACCGCTCACGGCCTTCAGCAACTCAGCCAGCGGATTAACCTCAACCGGCTTCTGCTCATCAATGCGCAACACCTTGCGCTCAAGCTCGATCAACACCTTCAGCGCATCGGCCAGCAGCTTCGCATTCTTGATCTGCTGCGGAAGACCAATCGCCGCGAAGTACATATCGTTCAGCTTGTCATTGCCGAACTCATCCGGTGCTGCCAGCATCGCGCCCAACTGCTTCAGCTCATCAGGATGATCAAGCTCGGCATCCACCAATTCCCACAGGCGCTGCACCATGGAACGAGCGCGTCGGATGTCTTCGCGCTGATTGATAACCCGGTCGGCCATCATCTGCGCACTGACATTGATCTGTTCGCGCTCTGAAATAGCGGTTTCGCTGCGAACTTCTTTGCGAACCTCCATTTTGCGAACCAGCGAATCGGCCTTCGCTTTTACCTTCGCCGAGACATCGCGCTCCCATTCGTCGCGCTTGGCGCGCTTGCGGATTGCCGTCTCAGTGCATCCGAACTCGCCACCAATATCGCGGAGGCTGCGAATCCCTGCGCGATACTCGCGCTCTACCGCTTCCCAATCGACGGGCGGGCGCTTCGCTTTCTCAACCACGGCGAACTCCATGTGGATTCACGAACGCCCGGAAGTTCCCGAGCCGGTACGCGAAGCCAATCCCGAGCCAGGTAAAGCAATCGACCTCGGCAATCCCGTCGAAATACTCGCCCGGCTCCACATCCGTCAGCGAACAGGCAATCTCGTAGTCGTCCCACTCCGACCATGTGGCCGTGAAGTCGTCGCCGACATAGCGCAGCGCGACATCCTCGGTGATGAATTGCGGGATCAGGAAATCCCACAGGAACAGGCCGGCGGCTTTCGCCTTATCGAGCAGAGCCACGGGCACCCTCCTTGGCGCGCATCGCCTGGGCGATGATCTTCCCCACGGCCTTTTTGTCCTTGCCGAGTTCGCGGCCGATGTCTGCCTTCGACTTCCCCGAGCGGAACATCGCCAACACCTCCTGCCGCTCTCCGTTTGCTGCACAAGATTCGCTTGCCATAATTTACCCGTTTGCTATACTGTGATTGCTTACTGAACATCAACCATTTTACATCGGAGTGCAAAATGTCAAGTCAAAAGTTCATTCACGAATTCAAGAAGGGCGACATCGTTCATTGGTATGGCGCCGAATTTGAAGTTACCGAGGACGCGCGCGAATCTCAAGGTCATCGCCCGTATGCCGCTCACCTCATAACCGCTCATGGTCCATGCGATTGCGCGGTTGCTCCTTCGGTCTGTATCGGCGGCAGTGAAACGCAGGGATACATCATGCACGGCCGCCCCTGGACGTTTCAAGGCAACTTCCTCGCCGGCCAGTACAGCGTTAATTGAGTAGCTAGGCCCATGCCTCCGCTTGGGGGCATCCACCTATCCACTCGCTTACGGAGACGAATCATGGGCAACAAACACACGCCAGGCCCTTGGAATTGGCACGCGCAGGGCGACGCGAACGACTATTGCCTGCTGACCAGCGGTGCGCGCTGGATTATCTCTTTCCGGCAGAACGGTGAGAAGTTGTATGGCGAGCAGTTGGCTAATGCTCAATTGATCGCTGCCGCCCCGGACCTTCTCGCCGCCCTGGAGAACGTCACCGCCGAGCTGTCTCAACTGCACAGCCACCACCACCCGGCCTGTGAAGGCGGTTGCCCCACCGTCGAGTACATCATGCGTGCCCGCCAGGCCATCGCCCAAGCGAATGGCGGCTGATCGTGCTCGTCGACTACATCACCCCGCACACCTACATCGTCACCGAGATTTCCTACTTCGAGTGGGCCTCGGCGTTTGTTCTGTATCAGCGAAAGAACGAGGCCAGCCATGGGTGAATACGCCGACATGATCATCGAAGGCGAATCCTGCCAGGAATGCGGCGCCTACCTGGGCGAAGCGGTCGGCTATCCGCGTACCTGCGGAAGCTGCAAAAAGCCCGGAGGATCTAGCGGCCATCTGCGTACCAAAATCGTGGCGAAGACGGCTTGCCTAACGTGCGGCAAGCGCGTGAAGAAAGCCGGCCTCGCCGATCACATGAGAGACGTCCACGGAGTCAAGCCATGAACGGAATCATTCAAGAGTGCATTCAGAGCCCTGCCTTGGCCGTTGTTGCGGTCGGCTGCATCGTCGTCACGCTCGGCTGGTGCGTCCTGCTGGCCAAGGTGCTGCTGTGATGGAGGCAATCACCGAAATGGTGGCCGTCTGCCACTACGAACCGCGCGGCGAGTGCGGGCTTGAAGGCTACCAGCGTGGCGAGTCGTACCGGTGCGAAATGGTCAAGCCGGCCGGACCGCACCCCCGCTACTACCGGGTTTATCCGGACAAGGCCGGCGACTACTACGAATGCGCCGTGCCGCGTCAATTCACCAAGTATTTCACTGTTGAGGAAAAAGTATCGTGACCACCCTACAAGACAAAGCGGACGCCATGGCCGAGACGATCCGGGCCATCGCCGGGCTCTGCACCTACCGGCACGAATCGAAAGAGGATTTCATTGGCCGAGTGCGGGCCGTTCTGGGCGATGATCCTGATTTGCGCGTATCCAATATTCGGAAGCAGCGCGACGATCTGCTGGCGGCTCTTGAGAAATGCCGCAAGGAATTGTCGGCGTGGATGCGCGACCACGGCGACGACATCGGGACACGGGAAGCCGTCAGCGAAGCCAGAGCCGCCATCGCCAGCGCAAAAAGCTACGGTCATCCGGATAAATCGGCAGAAAACGAAACCACTATACCGGCCATCATCTTTTACCCGGCCGGCAGCCTTGGCGAAGAGGTGGCGCCGTGAAAATGGCCAAAGCCTCACAGGCCGACATCGACATGGCGCTGGATCTGATCAGCGTTCTCGACGACATCGAAAGGGGCTACTTCCCGTACCGATTCAGCGATCATGAATCAGAATCGACCGAGTGGATTGATACCGACGACAACGAGCAATACGAACGCCTGATCGAAAACCTCAAGCGCCTCCTTAATCGCGGCAGTATTGGCCGCGTCATCATTGGCATGGCCGTTGTCTGCGATCCGTCGAACGAGTGCATTGATCCGGACGCCGACTGCATCGAGCATCACCCGAAGCTGCAGCAGATGGAATCCGCATTGCTCTGGACGCTATGGCACCATCAAGGCGGCAGCAGTCACATCGGACAGCCTATCCGCAAGCTACTCGGCATCGGACAACATGACCGGATGACGGACGAACAACTTGCCCAAGCCAAGGAATTCGGAGGTTCGACATGACCCGCCGAGAAGAAGAACACTTCGAGCGGCATGCTGGATACCCGCCAGATGATGCGCCGCCCGTAAGGGCGGTCGCCGTTGAAGGCACAGTTAGAGCGCACTTTTTACGGAGGAAAGAATGAGCATTACCCACTGCCCGCACTGCGGGGAACGAATTGAACCAGAAGTGAAACGGCCGGACGGGTGCATTTGCGACGCAAACGAATGGGGCGACCCGTACAACCTGCCGCCGGTGTGCGACAAGTTCGAAGGCGATAACGTTGGGCAGAACTGCACGCGATGCGAACACGATTACGAGTGCCATGCGGAAGCGCGCTCTAACGCTGGAGGTAACGCGACGTGAGCGGCGAACGAAAGAAAAACGAAGGCACGGCTGCTATTGCCGCGAACGGTCGCGTTGACCGCAATGTTGTGCGGCACTCGCTGAACCTGCTGACGTATGGACACGATGGCCGACAAGATTCCGTGACGGTTGGAAGCACGGTTAGCGTGTGTGTTCGCCGTGCTCGCGCAAGGCAAATGTACTGGTACCCGGCAACTGTGGTCGCGCTTGAGGGCGACAGAGCATGGGTGGAACTGAAAAACCACAAGGGCGAGCGCGCTCTGCTTGGCGCGAGAAGCATTCGCTGCCGTGACGTGACGCACAACGCCGCCTTAACCGGGCGCGGCGACTGATGGTTGAGGAAACGACCGGCGTTTCACCGCGTCCGGTTGAAGGCACAGTTATACGTTGATTTTTGGAGAACACGATGGTTCAGATTGTTGGAAACGACCCGCAAGCCGTGAAGCGGACGACCTGCCGGAATTGCGCAGCCGTGCTGGAATACACGCCGTCCGAGGTGAAGGAATACCACGGCAAAGACTACTCCGGAGGATCAGACGGCAAGGAGTGGATTGACTGCCCGCGCTGCGGGAAACAGGTTGTGCTGCGTTCATGGTAGCGACGTATAACGCCTGAGATAACCAGCCGGCGTCTAGCCGGTCTGGTTGATTGAAAAGTTAGATTTTACTTTGGAGAAAAATATGAAGATCAAGAGCGTAACGACGCACACAGTTACATTCAGCGTGCAATATTTCGAGCCGACCGAAGGCGGGATGGACAACAACACTTTCGGCAACGAGTGTAGCGACATTGGCGCGGCCATTACGCTACTGCAACTTGCCAAAGCCAAGAACGACCAGCGCGACTGGAAGATTGTGTGCGACGTGCATACCGACGTGGGCAGCAGCGAAATCTAACGCCGCCTTAACCGAGCGCGGCGACGAGTAGTAATTGCGAAGGACGCAGGTTCACCGCGTCCGGTTGAAGGCACAGTTAGGTGACGATTTTTAAACACGGAAGGAACCATGATGAAAGATGCAGTACTTGTTGAACTGGCGGCCAAGTGGGAGTACGACGCGACGCCGCCGCAATGCGAAGACGGATCACCGGAAGCTACGGCACGAAACGCCGAGGCGCACGGACGCCGCCAAGGATTGCGCGAGTGTGCAGATGGGCTGCGAATGCTTGTGCAACTGCTGGGCGGAAAAGATGGCCCCGAGCCGATGCTACTTGGCAAGAAGGCCGGCACCTAACGCGAAGTAGACGACACCTGTTGTCCAATATTCCAGCATTTGTCCAATAAGCCGGAATACTGGACAGCCAAAACCATTGCAGCGCAATCAACTTACCGAATGTGCTGCATATTTGAACAGGAGAAACAGGACAAGACTAAGCCCGCGCTTGGCGGGCTTATTCTTTCCTTGCGCGGAAGGCCAGGATGCCTTCGGAGTCCGGCCGCGCTCCGGTCAAGCAGGGGAAATTCTACACAGGATTGGATTTCCGGGTACGGGATTTTCTGACCTCGATAATCTGATGCCCGAGCAGCGCCATCAAGTGCCGCTTAATGCGGAATCCCTCGGTCACTTTCTCCTGGCCCTTCACGTCCTCGATGACCGTCTTCCCGTCCTGTTCGTAGGTGAAGTCGGCGAAGTATCGCAGCGGCGGCGACATCCGCCCCTTGCCGGGTATCTTCACCGCCGGCGCCAGCTCGAACGAAACCTGGCGGCGCAGGTTGGAGATAATCCCGGCCTCCTGCATCCGGCGAAGCTGAACGAAGCGCGCGCCCTCGGCCTTGCTGTCGAACTTCTCGCCGCTGATCTCGCATCGTTTGTTGCGGTGCTTCGATCTCGGCTGATCGATCTGGTGCGCCTTCGCCTCGGCCTTGGCCGCTGCCCTACCCTGGCGCTTGGCGTGATGCTCGCGCAGTTGTTCCTCAGACCAGCGCAGCATTTACGCACGCCTCCAAATCAATGTTGAACCGTTTGATGTACAGCGCCCTGGTGCGCTCGAATGCCGCATCCCACAGCCTTACCTTATCGGCTCTCGGCATCGGCCCTTGGTCGATGGCTACATGGCACTGGTGGCAGGCTGCGACGTGATAGTTATCGTCGGCCTTCTGCCCAGCGCTCTTGCCGTGAATATGTTGATTCGAATGGGCCGGTTCACATCCTTCAACCGAGTAGCCAATACACACTCCCGGAATGCGCACCTGGCATTCATTGATCTGGTGGGCTAGATCCAGCAGCTTGCGGTTGCGGTATGGGCGGCGCTTTGCGATCATGGCAATATCTCAAACGTGTATTTGCCGCCTCGCCAGTCAGCGCCAATAACCATGAATCCGTGATTTCGCGCCTCACGCTGCAACCATGCGGGGATTTCGCCGACTAACTCCCCCGCATGGCTCCGCACCGGATACACCCGCCCGAACAATGAGCATTGAACACGCATACCGGGTAGGAGACCTCTCTTCGCGTCATCCATCAATTTCCAGACCGATGATTGGTTCGGTGCATGAATCATGCGAACAACTCCATCTGCACCGGCTCCGGCCACTTCCAGCACTGCCCAGCCGACACCCGGCGCCTGGCTTCGCGCCTCGCCTTCTCAGGAGAAAACCAGCGCTCAAGAAGAACGGCGTGCTGCTCGATCTGGTATTCGAGGTTCATTGGCCGTCCAGCCTTACAAAATGGCCAAGGCCGCAATCCATCAGCGTGTGCGCGTTGTATTTTCCGTAGGCGATCAAGCACGACGGCGCCCCGGCGTTCGCCTTGGCACGCGTGCCGTCGACGTGGTGGAAGTGCAGCCGCCCTTCGATGAACAGAACGGCGTCTGCCCGGCGCCATACGTGGTCGAAGAACATGCGCGTCTCGGTGCGCGCGAAGATCAGCGCGATACCATTGCCGTGGCTGGCCAATCGATCAAGCCAGGTTGCCGCCTCAAGGCCATACGGCGGGTTACAAAAGACGCGGCCGAACCATTCCTGCTTCAATCCGTCATCGGAAATGGTGTAGTGGCAGTTCGCGGTATCCCATGGACGATTGATCGGCGCGCAAGGATCAAGATCGAAGCTGCCCAGCGCCTGCTGGATATGCGGCGGCGTCAGCCATTCATCCTTGAGCATCGCAGCACTTTGATGTCCGCCCATGCTCATTGCAGCAACTCCAGTTGCTTCGCCGGCAACCCAACGGGCCGAATCGTGATATTGCTCAATCGGTCCTTGCGCTTCGGCTTTTCAATCAGCATTCCGAAGTCGTGCAGCATTTCATTCAGCCGGGCGCTGACCGTGCTTTTCTGCATCCCGAGCGCATCGGCCAGTTCGCCGATCGACCACGAACCGCCGGCCGTCTCGATGAAGCGCAGAATCGTGTTGCGCTGGCCGCTGGCCAGGCCGTTTTCGCTGTTGGCGTGGAAGGCATCGCACGCCGTTGGATGCTGGGCTATCTTCATTCTCCGAACTCCGAAAGAATTGCATCCATCGACCAATGCGCGTCGTTGCCCAAGTGCTTCCACAGGAAAGCAGCGGCATGCGGCCCGCGAAGAAACGCCATTACCTTGGCGTGGTACTGCTCGAATTCGTGTTGGTCAGCCTTGGCGTAGCTGATGCTCTTGGGAATCGGCACCACGCCGCCCTTCGGGCCAGCGCACCAATCCACCCAGCCGGCGCCGACCTTCAGCCAGATCCAGAACTGGTCGAAATCCTCGAATCGCTCCTGGCCGTCGAAAACATCGCTGATGATCTTCATGTGCCGGCGATGGGCCGGCGTCGATCGCGGTATCACGAACTCGATCACCGCGAATTCTCCGGGCTCCAGATCGATCAAGCGCTTCCAGATCCGGCGCCATCCCTTCTTGTCGTCGTTGCGCCAGCCATCGAAGATGCCGAACAGGAAGTTGCGCACGCCCGCCAGGATGCTTTCCGCTGGGAAAGGCTCGTTCGTGCGCAGGATCGTGACGCGGCTCATTTCTTCTTCACCCCGCCGGCCGCCTTCACCTTGTCATGGACCTGCTGGGCGTATTCCTCGCCCTGCGTTTCCCGCATGAACGACAGTTGCCGGCCCTGCTCCCGGAGGTCGATGCAGTTGGTGACGATCTCGATGGCCTCTTTCAACGTCGGAAGCCTGGATTTGTGATTGCTCATCGTTAGGCAATCACTGGCCGGCGCGCTTTTTGATTCCGGCGTCGACCAATTCGGCCGCCCGGCGCTTGCGTTCGGCCAGGTCTTTGCGCTGCGCCATGGCCTCGGCTTCACGCCGCGCCGACTTCTCGGCCTGCGCCCGCTTCAGATCAGCCTTGATCTGCGCAATCCAGCGCGTCACCCGCTCCGCATCGTCGGCCGGAATCTCGATCTTTCCGCTGCCGAACAAAGCCGACTCGACGAAACCCTCAGAAGTCGGCGACGGCAGCAGCGCAACAACCTGCGGCGCAGACAGCAGCCCGAGGCTATGAGCCGATTCGATAGCCAATGCCCTGCGCTCCTTGTCCCACCCGAGCGAAGCCTCCCATGTAGGCATGATTCCGGCCTCCCGATTGTTCCGGACAATCCGCTCGTATGCTTCACGGAACGCCATGCGGGCGCCGATCTTGTCGCCAGCATCAAGGATCGGCCGCGCTGCCGCCATCGCCTTCTGAATCTCGCCATTCCAGACAACGGTTTCCGCTTCATCGGACGATTGCAGAGCGATCGCCCACGCCTCATCACCAGATGGCCTACCGTCATCCTCGGCCAGTCGCTCGAACACAGCCCCGGCCGTCAGCGGCCTAGACAACTCCTTTCGGCAGCGCGTCAGTGCACGCAGGATGGCTTCCTCCCGGTGCTGCGCCGTCAGATCCTTGGCCATTGTCGCCACCGCCGGACCCGACAAGCTGGCCCCGGTAAGTTCTGCCGTCACGGCAATAGCCTTCACGATGTCATTCATTGCCATTACGCCGCCCCCTGCGCTTCGAGAATCCGCATCGCCTCATCGGCGCTATTGGCGTTCGCCGCCAGCCGATCGCCCTGCCGAGCTTGCGTGTCAGTCATGGAGCGATTTGTCACCCATTCGGTACGCAGCTTCTCGGCATCGGCCAACAAAGAGCCAACATCGTGACCCTTGCGAACATAGAACGCGGACGGATGGCCAACGTAGAAGGCTGCCACCAAAGGCGCCTCTTCGTAGGGCAGGCGCTGCACGAACTGCTTTATCTGCGACCTGACCTTGACATTCACAACCGGCTCAGTCTGGTATCTGTCCCAGTAGGCACTGGCGTAAGCCTTGAATGTTTCACGGCAAGCCGCCTGAATCCTTGTTTCATCACCCGACTCGGCCTTGGGTTTTTTCGGCCGAGGCGGCGGCGAAGCCGGCGGCGCGTCAACGCTTTTATCCTGCTCCTGTTCCTGCTCCTGTTCCTGCTCCTGATAAGGCATACCCTTCGCGAAGGCTTCCGGCAAGGCTTCAATAAAGCCTTTATTTAAGGATTGGGCAAAGGCTACGGAACCAGCAACAACGCGGTTTAACAGGCTGCACTCGGGGAGCATTTCAAGGGCGCTTGCCCATGCCTTGACGACGTTTGGCGACTCTGGCGGGTTGTACCTGACGAAGTTGGGAAGCCATATCAACGAAGCCTTTTCATCATGCTCTGCCATACCCTTTCGAGTGACTTCATGGAAGGCTTCCGCAAAGGCTTCCGTCGACCATCCGATTTCAGCCGCCAGCCCTGGAGCCGACGAGCGCATCGCGCCGATAGCCGTCATGTGTGGGTGCGTGAGAAGAAAGAAAAATATCAGCTTTGAGCTATCGCTCAACGATCGAAACTTCGCGTCGTTCCAGATTCTTGGATCGACTTTTCGATACCTTGCCATCGCGGTTCCTTCGTGCGAGTTCGTGACCTTGAGAAAAGGGTGGGCTGCCTACCGGGAACTCGCGGTAACAGTAGGCGCGCTGGCCGGCGCTTGCCCATTGAGAAGACTGTATTCGTTGCTTACTTGCCGCTTATCTTTTATGATGAAAGGGCAATATAACCATAGTGATTACCGATGATTAATCGGCGTTTATCAAAACTCTACATCACGTCCTCGTCGTAACGCAAGCGAGAATTGGCATCGGAGGCCAATATGAACAACGAAGAAATACAAAAAAACAGGCTGTGGAATTTCCGGCAAATCATCCGAAGTGTTGATGGAACCAACGAAGCCGCCAGAATCATGGGCAAGAAGAACAGCTACATCACCCAGATTGCCGGCCCCAATCCACAGCGCAATATCGGGAACCGAATGGCCACTATGATCGAAACCGCTTTTGGCCTGAACCCCGGTTCGCTCGATACCCCGCCGCCGAAACAATTGGGCAACGAAGACCCCTACCTGTCGCAGCTTTGCGCCGTTCTCGCCAACGCCCCCGACACCGACAAAGAACTCGTCCTGGCAATAGCTGAATGGCTGGCCGGACGAAGCATGAAGCTGCCCGCACAGAAAACCGGCATTGGAATCGTGATCGACCCTAAAGACATCAGTTCGTGATTTTTCTCACAACCAGATTGGATATATTCAATATGATGAACGAATACAAACCTAAACAACCCAAGGGGGCAGCAATGAACAATGGAAACCAGTCACCAACACCGCCATCAATCGCATTTTTTGGCGTATCGCTTCTCGAAGACGGGAAGCTCTCTACTGTCGCGGCCGGCGAGTTTGATGCCGGCTACGCCGACCACATTGCCCGCCAGCTTGTCCTGCTGGCGTCAGTGATTCGCACGACCGCACGGCAGCGCCTTAGTAAAGAATTTGGGAGATTGCCTACCGTGCAGCAATCGCCCGGATGACCGGGATTTTTTTGCATCAAGGTGATTGCTTTCCGTTAATCAATCTTCTATAGTTGTCATACGGGATGCGCATTGCATCCCATCGACAACGGAGGTCGATCACATGAAAAGCATCAAACGCCTGATCCTGATGTTCCAGATTTACGCCCTGGACATCACCATCGCCGGACAGACCGAAGCGCTCGCCTGCATTGGCGATCCTGTCCTCCAATTCCGCATTGAGATTGCCCGGAGCATCGCCCGCCGTGAGCGGACGCGGCTCCGCTCGGCCCTCAATTCGCTGCTTCCCGTTGGTCATCGCCGAACCTGGCGCCTGGCCTGAATAACTTCCAAGAGGAAATCATGAACGACCAATACGAAGACGGCCGGGAAGTCTCGGCCATGTCCGTGGAAGGCGGCACCGTCGCTCTGCTCAACCGCAGTGAAATCGACATGCAGGTAGCCACTGCTCACAAGTTCCCGCGCTCCATTAAGCGCTTCCGCCAGGAAGCTTTGCAGATGGTGACGCTCAATGAATCCGTCGCTGAGTCCTGTATCTATGCCCTGCCGCGTGGCAACAAGACCATCGAAGGGCCGAGCGCCCGCTTTGCCGAAGTCGTCGCCTCGGCCTGGGGCAACTGCCGGGCCGGCGCCCGCGTCGTCTCGGATGCTGGCGACTTCATCACCGCGCAAGGCGTCTTTCACGACCTTGAACGCAACGTCGCCATCACCTACGAGGTACAGCGCCGCATCACCGACAAGAACAATCGCCGTTTCAATGCCGACATGATCGGCGTCACCGGCAATGCCGCGTCGTCGATTGCCCTGCGCAATGCCATCCTCAAAGGGGTGCCGAAAGCCTTCTGGGACGACATGTACCAGGCCGCACGCGCCGTCGTCATGGGTGACTTCTCGACACTGGCCAATCGCCGGGCCGACGCCCTGAAGGCATTGGTTGCCTACGGCGTCACGCAAGAGCAGGTTTTCGCCAAGCTGGGCGTGGAAGGCGCTGCTGACATCGGCCTTGATCACCTCGTCACCCTGCGCGGCCTGATCACTGCGCTCAAGGAAGGCGACACCACGCCCGAGCAGGCTTTCGCTGCCGATGACGGCGCAGCCAAGCAAACGAAGCCGGCCGAGCCGAAGAAGCCCGAAGCCCTGCCCGAAATGCCCGCCGACAAGTTCAACCTCGAACTTCCCAAGTGGCGAGAAGCGGTCAAGGCCGGGAAGCTGAAGCCGGCGCAGATCATTTCGACGACGCTGACCAAGTACGTCCTGACCGACAACCAGAAACTGGCCATCGAAGATTTGGCCGTCAATTACGGAGAATGACCATGATCATCATCGACCACGCCCAAGGAACGGAAGGATGGAAAGCGCATCGCAAGACGACGCACAACGCCAGCGACTACCCGGTAGCTCAGGGCTTGAGCAAAACCCGGTCGCGCTCCAAACTGGTCCGCGAAGCCGCGACTGGTATCGAGCCTGAGTTCACCGATTGGCAAGAGAAAATTCTTGCCAATGGCCACCGAGTAGAAGAACTGGCCAGGCCGATGGCAGAAATGATCATCGGGGAAGACCTGTATCCGCTGGTTGCTACTTCAGATGATGGCTATCTCGGCGCCAGTTCTGATGGCGCAACCATGCTTATGGATAAGGGATGGGAGTGCAAGCAGTGGAACGCTGAACTTGCCGAGTCCGTCGCCAACGGAATCGTTCCCAAGACACACGTTGGACAGCTTGACCAGCAAGGCGAAGTTTTCGGCTTTGAAAGCATCCTGTTTATGGTTACGGATGGCACGCCCGAAAACTGCGTCTATTGCTGGTACTACCCGAGCGCCGAAGCCAAGGCGGCTATTCGCCCGGTGTGGAAGCAGTTCGATGAAGACGTGCGCAACTACCAGCCCGAAGTCATCGAAGCCAAGCCGATCCTGACCGCCAATCCGATCAACAACCTGCCGGCCCTGGTTGTCGAAGTCACCGGCCGCGTCACCCACAGCAATCTGGTTGAATTCAAGGCTGCGGCCAATGCCGTGATCTCCAGCATCAAGACTGAGCTCGTCACCGATCAGGATTTTGTCGACGCCTCGGCGGCCGTGAAGTACCTCAAGGACGTTGAGGACAACGCCAAGCGCGCCAAGCAGAACGCCCTTGACCAGACGACCAGCATTGCCGAACTACATCGCGCCCTGGATGAAGTTGCCAAGATGGCCGGCGACGTGCGCAAGGCGCTCGACAAGAAGATCACCGAGGAAAAAGACCGGCGCAAGGAAGACATCGTGCGCGCTGGCGCTGACGCCATGGGCGACTACTGGCGGGCGCTCAATGACCGTATCGGCGGCTACATGCCCCCCTTTGAAAGCAACTTTGGCGGCGCCGTCAAAGGCCTGAAGTCGCTCGACTCCATGCGCGAAAAGGTGGATGCCGAACTGGCCCGCTGCAAGATTGCCACCAGCGAGATTGCCGACCGCATCGAGTACAACATCAAGACCCTCGAAGGCGAAGGATTCGACTGGCGGTTCCTGTTTCCGGATCTGGCTTCCGTCTGCGCCAAGGCCAAGGACGATTTCACCGCCCTGCTGATGTCCCGCGTGTCGCAGCACAAGGAAAAGGAAGCCAAGCGACTGGAAGCCGAGCGCGAACGAATCCGCCAGGAAGAAATCGCCCGGATCAATGCCGAGCAGGAAACGGCGGCTGCAAAAGCACGGCTTGAGGCTGAAAAGGCGCAACGCGAAGCCGAAGAACTGGCCCGCCGGAATGCCCAGGCTGTCGCCAGCAATCAGCCGCAGATCGAGAAGCCTGCCGCTTGTGTTGAAGAAAAGCCGAAATCTGAGACACAACCGGCTTTGTCTATCGCCAGTGAGCAACAACCGGCCGCCATCGCTGACGAAATTCCGCAGCCCGTTCTCGGCGCGCGCATTGCGCTGCCTGCCGATGCTTGCCTACCGAAGATCAAGCTCGGTGAAATCTGCACCCGCCTTGGCTACACGGTGTCGGCTGAATTCCTCGCCTCGCTCGGCTTCGAGGCGACCACCGAAAAGAACGCCAAGCTCTACAACGAGGCGAGCTTCCTGGCCATCTGCCGGCGAATCTCCGACCACACCTTGCGCGTAGGCATGACGACAAAGCTGGCCGCGTAACGATCAATGGGGTTGGCGCAGCAAACGCCTGAGAAGTGCCTATTGGCGGGTAGGCAACCAACCCCACCCATGTTTTTACCGAAACACCAACAACCACCTGAAAAGGAGTAGCAAACGAATGTCGAAGCCACTGAATGAAAACCTCAACGCCGTCCGCATCGAAACCGAAGATGGCGACCTGATCCCGGTTATGGAATACGCCGGGTCCAAGTTCTCCGACCTGATCAAAGCCGTCACCGACAACAACAAGGCCGGAACGCTTACCCTGAAGCTCGCCATCAAGCCCTCCACGGCCGGCACCTTGGCTGTCAAGGCGGAATGCAACATCAACAAGCCGAAGGGCATGCCGGCCGAATCCCTGCTCTGGCCGACGCCCGAAGGCAACCTCATGGCCGAAGATCCCCGCCAAGCCAAGCTGCCGCTGCGCCAGGTAGAAGCCGAGCCGGCCCGCGAACTGAGAACCGTCGCCGGCTAATCGCATTACCCACAGCACAACCTGACAGGACATCACCATGACTGAACTCAACACCAATTTCGCCCAGACCATCAAGGACATTTCCATCGCCAGCATGGAACCGCGCTCGTTCGGCGACGGCCAGCCGTTCATCGTCGTACCGGAGGGCTGCCGTTCCGAAAATCTCGAATCCATGATGATCAACCCGGTTCGCAAGCGCGGCCAGGTCATCACCAGCAATACCGAGAGCTTCATCGCCTACACCAAGAAGCACGGCAGCTTGGACGACTGCACCATCTACGCCGATGTCGACTCCGACAAGAGCCATTTCAAGCTGGTCGGCGTCATCAATGATCACGGTGACGATAAGCCGCAGTGGCGCGACTTCCGTTGCGAACTGACGCCGAAGCTGGCCATCGAGTGGAGCCGCTGGACGGGCGCCGACCGCAAGAACTTCAACCAGGCCGATTTCGCCACCTTCATCGAGGACAACCTTGGCGACATCGCCACCGTCGACGGCTTCCCCAGCGGCGCGGAAATGCTGGCCATGGCTTTGGGCTTTGAAGCCAATTCGACCAAGCGCGTGCGCAGCAAGATCAACCTGCAAAACGGCAACGTGCAGTTCGAGTTCGCCGAGGACGACGACGAAAAGACCAAGACGACCATGCAGGTTTTCCAGCGCTTCATGCTCGGCATTCCGGTATTCGACGGCAGCAAGGATGCCTACCCGCTCGAAGCTCGCCTCAAGTACCGCGAAAGCAGCGGCAAGCTGACCTACTGGTTTGAATTGATCCGCCCGGATCGTGTTTTCAAGACCGCCGTTCAAACTGAACTTGATCTCGTCAAGTCGATGCTCGGCTTCCAGATCATCCATGGCTTCATCGGAAAGTAACGCTTCATCAAGCGCCTGCCAACGCGGGCGCTTCTTGAAGTGAATCAACCACAGGAGCAAACCATGCACATGCACAGCGTCACCAGTTCGCAAATCACCGAGATCGGCCACGACCCGTCCACCAACAC